GCGTAAAATCTCCGTCCTCATAGGCCGCATCCTTCCACCAGTTGACAACATCGTCCCAGGCCTCTTCAATGATGCCCCAGAGGAACGCTGCCAGTCCACCGATGGCCGCACCGATGCTCTCGAACAGCGCATCCGCAACGCCCTCCCAGTCAATATTTTGCAGACAGGTCTTTACATCCTGTCCCAACTGATACCAATCTACTCCCTCGATAGCTGTGCTTAATGTGGTCAGCGCCCCTTTTAGGCCGTCACTGATGGACTTGCCCAGGGTAGCCCAGTCGATGGTGTTATTCAGACTGTTGACACTCTGGGACAAGGACTGCCCTACCCCTGTCCAGTTAAAGTTGTGGACAAAGCCGTAGATGCTTTGCAGTACCGCATTGAAGGACGTTCCCATTGTGGTTCCCAGGTTGCCCCAGTCCACATTTCCGATGATCTTATTGACACCACCAGTAACGTCACTGCTCATGCCGTACCAGTCTGTCTCATCGATGGTGGTTTGCAGTGTGTCCACCATAGAGTTGAAACCTGTGGCTAGATCCTCTCCAGCAGTGTCCCAATCGAAATTGGAGATGGCAGAGGTGATCAGGGTCAGCTTAGCGGAGAAGTAGTCTCCGATGGTTTTCCCCAGCAGCTCCCAGTCCACATCTCGCACCAGGCCATTTAGTTCCTCTGACAGGCTGGCTCCCAGATTTGACCAGTCGATGCCGGTGAGCAACAGATCAGCGGAGTGTAGCAGGGTATCGATACCCGTTGCCACGGTGCTTCCGATCAGATCCCAGTCGATGCCGTCTACCAGTCCATTAAAAATGCCACAAACTGCGTCGATGTACTTGGTGAGTGTTCCACCCACATTTTCCCAGTCAATATAATTCTTGACTTTTTGCAGGCACTCGTTCAGCTTCCCGCCGATGATCTGCCCGATCTCCTCGTAGTCTCCATTTGCAAAGGCGTCTTTCAGGGACTGGACAAAGTCCATGACCCCGGAACCGATTGACGATTCCTCGAACATCGAGGAGGCATCCGTTCCGGTTCCCCCTCCTCCACTACCGGAGCCACTGCTGGACGAACTGTCCGACAGCACATTTAGATCATCGAAACCGGCCAGTTGCCGTTTCAGCTCCTTTGCCGAGCTGGCCGCATTGTCCGCAGAGCTTGCGGTGCTATCCAGCGATGCCGCATAGTCTGTCTGCACACCCACCGCTTTTGTGTATGTACTGGAACCGGTGAGGGCGGCGAAGAATGCGGATACATAGGAGATAGCAGAGGACAGCAGATTGATAAACGTGGTGAGAATTGGCGCCACGATATTCAGAATCGGTGCAAAGGCCGTTGCGAAGCTGTTTTTCAACTGAGTCAAGGCTGAGGAAATGGTGGAAATAGACTGGTTCGTACCGTTAGAATATTGAGCCAGGTTCTCGAAGCCGGACACCAGCGCACTTCTCAGCTTATTCACCAGCACAAATACAGAGCGGATGCCCAGGCCGTATTTCAGCACACTTTTCAGACCGCCGGAGAATCCGCTGCCGGAGCTCTTGGCACTCTTGCCCATTGATAGAATTTTTGAGGCCAGAGATTTTACGCCGGCACCAACAGTGGAGGCCACGGTTTTCAGACCCTGAAAGCCCTTTTTGATGCCCGAAATTGCCGTAGAAGCCACGGATTTCGCCTTGGAAAGTACGGATTTAAAAATAGCTGGGATCGCTTGGATAGCGAACTTTACGATGGTCGGGAATTTCACAAGGCCTCTTTTTGCTGCATCTTTGGTTTTCTTAGCGCCTTGCGCCGCTGCGGCTTTTGCGGATTCCCAGATAGCTCTTAGTGTATTGGGCAGATTTTGAAATCCACTCTTTGCCGCAGCAAGGGCAGAGGATCCAACAGATGCCAGAATATGCGGAATACCTGACAAGGCCGCTCCTAATCTGCTTGGAATTGTACGGAGAGAACTCAGCAACCCCGTTTCCAGACGCTTACCAATATAGTTTCCGCTATTTCCTATCTCTTCGCCTTCGGCGCTCACTCGCTGTCCGGCGTAGGTCATCTGCGTAACCGCACTTTTCGCAAAACGGAGAATCGCAGAGCCAGCAACGGAGAAAGCGTTGCTGATCCTATCACCTAATTCCACCCAATTGATTCTCGACTCAGCTTGTTCTGCTGATTCGACTTCCGACTGCATCTCTGCCAGCTTTGCTTTGACCTGATCCAGCTGAGCCGCCAACTGTGCGTACTGGGTGGTATCTGCGCCCATCTGGAAGGCGCCGCCGTTCTGTTCCAGGATGGTCATACTAGCCTGGTAGTCCTGGATCTTAGTCTTGGCCAGATCAATGTCATATTGTAGGCTCTTCCAGGTTTGAGAGCTTTCCTTGACTCCGGTAGCGGATAGCTTGTCCTGCCGATCTTCCAGGTGTACAAGCTGCGCCTCGGTTTTTGCCAACTCCGTCTGTAGCCATTGGTAGTCCTCGGTTTCAAACCGAGTCTGTCCCAGGGCTTCTAGCTGAGCCTCCAATTGTGCTGCTGCGCTTTCTGCACTGGCGGCCTTTGTGCCAAAGCTGGCCATAGCCTTTTCGTCACCGGCGGCGGCTTTTTCTGCCGTCGCACCCATACCACTGACGGTGGTTTCCAGCTTGCCAATATCTTTACTCAGCGCCCCAACTGCGCCCTTTGCCCCGGAGAAGGACTGACCCAGGCCCTTTGCCTTGGCGCTCACCCGCTCAATGGTGCTCTCTGTCTGGCGCATCTGCTCGTTGACCGCTCCCGCCGTTTTTCCGTATCCAGAAAAGGTGGATTGCAGGGTTCTCCCCAGCTGGTTAATCTCCTGAGATAGTGACCGGATGGCACTCAGCATCTCCTGAGAGCCTTTGTCAAATCCTTTACTATCCAGCTTGGTGTCAATTGTGATTGAGCCATCAGAACCTGCCGCCATATCATCACCTCCTCGCAGATAAATCGAATTTACTTTGTAAAAAAGTTCAACTCACTTTGAAAACCGAACCCCGTTGAATTAAAATTTGCGACTTTCTCAGCCCCCCAGCATGGCCAGCAGTCGAGCTTTTTCTTCTTTTTCTTCCTTCGTCAGCTTGGTTTGGAGCACACATAGTTTTTTATTGGCAGTCCAAAACTCCCGCTCATGTTTTTCCAGCTTCTTCCCCTTGGCCTTTTTCTGGCGCAGATTGAGCACCGTGGCGTAAACGCTGTTGCGGATCTCCATGAAGTACCCCGTGAAGGTGTACCAGTGCAGATAGTCCAGGGAACGCACCTCACACCCTGCCACTCGGTTGACGGCCGGGAACAAAATTCCGGCGTCTTGTTCCCAGTCCATGGTTCTGGGGCCGCTGTCTCCTCCGGTCGTTCCGCCGTCGATAAATGCCAGAGCGGCCTTGTATGCTTCTGTGTAACACTCTTTGGGTATCTCCTCAAAGTCCTCATAAAGGATGTACAGGCAAACATACTCTTTCTCCACTGGCTCCAGTTCCGGGTCATCAAAGGCAATGAGAATCTTTAGAATGTCCCGGTAGTCTGTGCGAATCTTCCACTCTGCGCCACCGAATTCCAGACTGGTGGGAAGCTCCCAAATCATTTCTTAGAACCCTTCTGATAGCCCTTGGTGTACTTGTTCACCTTGCGGTTCATCCTCTCCGTTTCCATCTCAAACTGCTTGGAGATGAAAGCCCCCACGGCCTCGATGGCGTTCTCGCAATAGAAGCGACCATTGATGGGAGAAAACGGATGCATCTGGCCAAAGAACGCCTCTGCCATGTTGGCATTGAACATCTCGTTCAGCAAATCATACAACCGCTGCTCGGACTCATGCAGGGCGTGAATCTCTTCCTCTGTTGCCATCTCATCCGTTGTACCGTCTGCGGTGAGGGAAATGTTTTCCAGCGGTGCAGTAACCTCATCGAATCTGCCCACCATCTTGTTATACCGATCGATAATGCCGATGTCCGTGGGTCTGAAATAAAACACTCCAATCTCATCGCCCAGTGCGTTCTTAATGGGCACTCGTACACTGCCGTCATCAACGATAATACTCAGGTTCATATCAGTCTGATCGTTTGCCATTTGATTTGCCTCCTATTTTATAACGTGTTCTGGGGAGAGCTGAGGCATCAGCTCTCCCCTGTGGTTTGTAACTTACTCCGTGCCAATCAGGCAGCGGTAAAGGTGCCAGATGCACCGGATGCACCGGGCTTGTAGGTTCCCTTGGTCTTTTCGCCCACATAGGTGACCGTGTACGGGATCTGGTAGCCAGAGGTATCGCCACCGTAGCTGGTGGGCACAACATAGCAGTCCTGACGATAGGCCACATAGCCGCTTTCTGCGTCACCGTCCCACAGATGCACCTCCAGGGAGGAGGTCTTGAGAGAATCGTCGGTGGCCTGCTCGTCTACGATAGTCTGGAGCTTTTCAAAAAAGGCGTCACCCACCCGAGCGTAGTAGGGATCAGCCTCAGAAGAAGGCTCATAGCCGTTGTGATTGAAGGTGGTGGAGCCAAGGATGTTCTTCTTGGCCTCGGTGTCGGGGTTCAGATCGACCTTATACTCGTCCAGATCCTCGCCGAGACGATACCAATTGGGGGTGGTACCGCCAAAAGAGGCATCCAGGAAGTGGGCCATGTACTTTCTGGCGATCTTGCCGGTTACGGTTGCAGTTTCAGCCATTTGTTAATTCCTCCTGTATGTGATTTTGAGTTGGATTTGATATTTTGCTGCGTCGCTGCCTGCCTGGGCCACATACGCCGTCAGCGTGGGGACGATGGATTTGATCCGGACATTCTCCCAGTCGGGTACATCAAGTGCCCACTCCGGGAAATTCCGAGCTAGGTTTTGCTCCAGAATCCAGGACACCACAGCGTCATAAAACCCCAGGTTTGCCAGGTTCTGCTGGATGTCTGCGCCGTAGCTTTCCTTGGACGCAAAAATGTAATTCTGGGTCTGAGTATCGTCCAAAACTTCATCACCCAAAATGTTTTCATGGTATTTCAGTGCGGAGGGCACAGCGTAGATGGCGTACTCCGTGGCCTCCTCCGCCAGATAGTCAATACGAAATCGATTATCCGTGGAGATTGCCGGACAGGTGCGGAACCATGCCCTCAGCCGCTCCGTATTACTTTCCGTTTGCGACATCTTGCGCCTCCTGAATAATGTCTTGTAGGTGATCCGCCTTCATGCGCTCGAACCAATAAGCACCAGCCAGGGGGTTCACGTCCTTGCTGTAGGTCAGGGCCTTTCCGGTCAGATGTTTCTTCTGCCCCGGCGGAGAGAAAAAGCCGGTGGGCTCTCCGGAACTGTCCTCGAAAATGGGGATATTCGGTCCCATGACTTGCCCGTAATACTGATAGCGGGCGTAGGGCCCGGGGTAAACCACCGTGCCGCTGCCGATGTCCGTGGCGGAATAAGCACTCCGCCCCAGGGTAAGCGTCTGCGCCGGGACATATTGCAGATTCCAGTCGATCACCGACTTGTCAACGGCCTTTTGCACGATTCCGCCGGGTTCCAACCCACATTTTTCTTTCAGCCCAGAGGGGTCAAAGCGGAAATTCGCATGGATTACCGTCGCCACTAAGAACCCACCACTTTCCAATGAGGCGCTTGTCCCCGCCGGTTGTCCGAGACTCCCAGGATCGTGAAGCCCTCATACTGCTTTAGAAGCGCAGCCGGGCGTGGGTTTTCCGCCGCCTCACCTTTTATCACAACGTCACCATTTCGTAGGGTGAAGCAGTTCTCCGGGGCTGCCCCGGCGTATTCGGTAGCGGGGACATAAGTCTTGCCAGAGCAATCAGCGTTTGCTGGAATGCGGATGGTAAACTTGTTGGCAGCCTTCAGTCCGGAGGAGTCCACAGTAGATGCAAGTTCGCAGTGCCAGGACACACCGTTAATCACGGTGGGAATGTACACATCAAAGCCAGTTTCTGCATCCAGCCTCGCATTGAATACCGTTATTGTCGCGTTGCACAGCTGCATCTTGTCACCTCTTTTCTTCCTCCGGTCTGAAATACTGGGGCGCATTCAGGCCACGGTAGAGCAGCGGAACGCCGTAGTCATCCATCTCACCGCTGAGATAACTTTTCACGGTTCGGTTCAATGCCTGTTCGGCCTCCGCTGCGCCCATGGCCTTTCCGTAGCTCTCCGAATAGCCGTCGGTGTTGTAGGATGTAACCACCGGACTGCTCACCTGTGCCTCTGTGCCCACCACGGACTCCATGCCGATGATGGCCAAGACGCACAGCTTCACCGCCTCCGGGACTTGTTCCATCCCCTTTATGCGGCTGTCGGTGAGGTAGTCAATCCGTTTCTCCGCCCGAAATTCCGCCAGGGTGAATTCACACTGGGGCAGTGTGCCGCCATACTTTGTGTACTCTTCGTAGGAGAGATATACCATTTGGATTCCTCCTCTCTTACGACTTGGTGACGGTCACGGTGTACTCCGTGGTGGCTTTGCCATTCTCGGTTACCGTAATCGTCAGCACATTTTCTCCGTCGACCCATGTGGCGCTGGTGCCATTCCCCAGCAGCGCACCGTTCACTTCCAGGAGGAGGATGGCATCCTCTCCCGCAGTGGCGGTGACCTTGTTGGTGTTATTGGCGGTTGTGGCGGTGTAGCTGGTCACGCTCGGGTCAAAGGCGGGTTCCAAGGTTAGTGTGCCGATAGCAAGCCCGGACAGCTGGCTCGCCTCGCTTTCCTTACTGAGACTGCGAGCCCTCTGACTGCTGCTATCGGCGGTTATTCCCCCGTTGCTACGTCCACCGCTGCTACGTCCGCCGCTGCTACGTCCGCCGCTGCTACGTCCGCCGCTACGTTAAACTGGAGGGCTGCCTGCTTCTTGTTGAGTACAAACACATCTTCGTAGGACTCCTCAAAGTAGATGTACTTTCCCTCAGTCACAGCGGTGGGCGCATCCAGCTGGGCGAACTCATAAGACACAGGGGTGATCACAGCGGTGGGGTGCACCAGGAACATATTGATCTGCTTGGCATCCTCCGCCACGGCCCAGCCCTTGGTGAAATCATAGGAGGTCTTCATCAGGGTGGAGGGCACAGGCACGATCTCCACCTCATCCAGGCGGGAGATGCTGCGGTTCACGGCGCCATTGCCGCCCTGGGTGTCGAAGTTCCGGGCGATGCCGTCGGCCTCTTTCAGCAGCTTACGTACCTGCGATGTGACGTAGAGGATGCGGCCGTTGGCAGGAACTCGTGCCTCATCCATGTTCTCCATCAGGGTGTCAAACACAGAAAGCACATTTTCCACGGTCAGTGCGGTGGTGTCGGGGGTCATGGCCTCCTTTTCTGCGTCGTTGGGGTCGGTGGAAGTCCACAGCTTGTACGCCTGAGAAATCAGGTATGCGTCCATCTCGGGAAACTTCTGTTCCTCGTTGTACACCTGGGTGATATTAGCAATGGATGCAGCCTGATTGGTCTGATCAATGTCCTTGGGATGCACCAGGGTAGACCACTTCCGCTGGTGAGACAGGGTCTTGGGCTCCCAGGCGTTGTCATAATTGCGGGTGGCCAGGGCGATGGTGTCCCGGTCAGAGTCCACCCGGCCAGAGGTGGAAATGCGGGGGATGTAGACGGTCTTGCCGTCTTCTCCCATGCGATAGCGGCCATTGTTGGGGGTGGCATAGAGCGCACCGAAGTTCAGCACATAGGGGTAAGCCTGTGCCAGTTCGCGGGAATACTGCGCTGCGTAGTTAATTCCAGGCATAATTTTCATTCTCCTTCTGTTTTAATGATTTGCCCGTTTGGTTTATTCCGTTGGAGCCGGGCGCACTCCGTGGAACTGGAAGCCGAATGCACCGGGTTCGGGGCCTGTGGGATTGCCCTTAGGCAGCACGATGGTGGGCGCAGGTCATTGGGCGCAGGCTCCGCAGGCTGTACAAAGGCCCCGGGATCTGCCTCCTGGTAGGCCTTCACATAGTCGTCAAAGCCAAGGATCTTATCACCCTCCATCTTCAACGCCTTGTCGATAGCACCTCGTTCAAAGTCACGCTTTGCTGCGGCACTGGAGAACTTCAATGCGCCGGTGGCGGTTTTCACGGCAAATTCGTAGGCCTGCTGCTGTTGCCGCTGTGCCCACTCCTGCCGCTCGGTGTCGTACTTGGCCTGTAAGCTGGAAAGCTGACCCGTCAGCTGGGATAACTGGCCTGCATCGGCCTGAGCGGCGGTGAGCTGCTCCTGCACCTGCTTTAGGTCTGCGGCTCTCTGATCCAACTGGCTCTGGAGCTCCGTGGCTCGGTCGGTGAGTGAGGTTCGCTCCGTGGCAAACCGATCCTGCTCGCTCTTGCGGGCGTTCTCTACATCGTGGCCATTCTCTGCCATGATCTGGTCAATGGCCTCTTTGGACAGTCCCAAGTCCTCTAAAATTTTTCGCTGCATTCTGATTACCTGCCTTTCTACGATTTTTTACGGCTTTTTCTTGCCTGATTGGTGGTAGTTAAAACAGTTTTACGTCATGTTTTGGGACAAGGATATGTAAAAAGCCGCATTTCTGCGGCCTTCTGCATCATGTTTTTAACTTTATCGGTTGGAATCCATTTACCCGCATCCGCTCTCTGCGTGGGGTGAGTCCGGCGGCCTTGGCCACTTGAGTATAGGCCTGAGAGAGTGTGTTGATCTTCCGTTGACATTCTTCCCGCAGCTTGTCATCTCCAGCAGCCCGTGCAGCATTGGCCACATCCTTCTCCCGCCGGATCTGAGTTTCCAGCTTTCGCATCAGCTGAACGGCCTGATATGTGGTGTAGCGCTTTCCGCCGATCTCGCATCCTTGGGCGTTGGCCTCAGCCCACTCACGGAGCTGGTCATCTGTGTACCGCCGGACGGAATACTGAGTGGAAAAACTCATAGCCAAGTGCATACAGTTCCATTCACCGATTGGACGGCGGAATCCGGCATAATGGTTGCCGTCCACGTCCCAGCAGTCCTGCCCGGCCTGCATTTTTGCAAACTCGGGCTTGGTAAAAACATGACCCTGCACCGGCTCATGGTCGGGAGCACTTCGGGCGTGGGCGGAGATCTCGTAGGCATCAAACCCCAACTCCTCCCCCATCAGGTCTGACCCACGCTGGGCGATCTGGTGGGCGCCGTCGATGATGTTCTGACGCAGTGCAGTGTCCAGCCTTCGGTGATAGCCGCTGTCATATACCACCTGCATTCCATTGGAGCCCAGCTGTCTGACAGCCTCACGGGTGACGGGCTGGTAGTCCCCCAGCCCGGAACTGACAGCCAGAATGGCCTTGTCCACCAGTTGGCGATATTGGTCGGAGGAGGCCGTGGTGTTGGATAGATTCCGCATGGTGTGGGCGGTCTGCAAACTCACCGAGCGGGTGTATTGGGTCAGTCGCCCTTTTGCCTCCTGCGATAGTGGGGTATTATCCAGTGCTCGGGCGAAGCGTTTGTCGGTGTAAACCTCTTCCATGGCGTTCTGGTAGATCTGATACAATTCTTTCGTTCCCATTTGCAACGCTCTTGCCAATCGGGCTGAAATATCCGCCATGTTGGCGTTCATTTCTGCCATGATCACCAGACGGTTGACGCTGCTCTGGTTCAGTTCCCCGATGGTACGAATCTGCTGGGCTACCGTTTCGATATAAAAAGTGTTGACCTCATCAAACTTCTCCATCAGCTGGTTGATCTGCTCCTCTATGGTGGGCGGCTTAGGTGTACTTCCCACGGCTCACTCCTCCTTACGGGGCCGGGATCCCTTGATCTAGGTCGGGCAGAAGCCCCTCCAGGCTCTCCATCCGCTCCTGCTGCTGGGCGGCGATGGCGGCCTTGGCCTGGGCGGCGGTCTCCTTGAAGTACCACTCCCGGAATTCCTGCTTGGAAATGATCTGAGCGTTGTAGAGCAGCAGCATTTCATTCATCTGCTGCTGGGAGTCGGTGACGATGGAATCGTCCCAGTCAAAGGAGACTTCATATTCCCCTTCCGGTGCCAGGTGATACATAGTAGCATACTTGTCCATGACTCGGATCACGTTTTTCAGACACCCCTCCAGGGCTCGCTGATTGTCCGCCACGGTGGCGTAGGAACGTTGCTTCACAATCCGCAGTTCCGTAGCGGTGCGGGCATCCACGTTGGCATCTGACAGAGTGCCCCGGGACAGGCCGCACAGATCCTCCACTCGAATCAAAAGCTGATTCAGCCCGTTGAGGAGACTGGCGTCACGAATCGGTGGAGCAAAAACCTTGTATGTTGAGTCCTCGCCCAGATCGACACCTCGAAACAGTCTCGCATTGAGCTTTGGCATCTCGGTAACGGTGCGGCCTCCCTCCTTTTGGGTCTTTGGTCGTAGCACTGTGGGATCTACATCGATGGCCAACTCGGAACCCTCAAACTCCCAGAGCAGCCGGGAATATTGCAGATCTGCCTCTCGGATCACATCCACTGCCTTTGAATACACCGATGCGCCCAGCGGGG